CAGCGCTTGCGAGAGAACAGCGATAGCCGGGTCGTCAGCCAAGGTGGCAACGTTCGTAGCCAGATCGTCGAGCGCAGTTCCACCAGTTCCGCCAGTGCGCCGGAAAAGCTGGATCAGGAACATGAACCATGCCTCGCTGATGTGGCCATCAGGCCGCACAAACGGGACATTGATCAGCGGGACATCGGTAGCGTAGTTACTCATTGGTTGTTCGATTCCGATTGCACCCACGCGCCTAGCAGTGCGGTCTTGACCGGCGCAGACCACGACAGTTCAAACACGCGGTCGCGAGCCATACCGAGGCGCTGGAATTGGAGAGAGGTCAGGTACTCACCTTCCGCGCCCAAGGTCGTGCTGATGACGTTGCCCCACGTCCTACCGCGCGTGTCGCTCCAGCGTAGGAATACCGGCACAGGGTCATACGAACCATCGCCGTTACCCGCTTCCATGTTCGCGATGAACTCGCGATAGCGGATGCGGTCCGAGTTGTCATCGGTCGAATGGGCGAACGAGCGAATGCGAGCGATCGGAGCACCGTTGTCTGTGTAGTTGTCCATGTCCCACGCGTACAGGTTGCCGTTCTGCCAGTCGCCCACAACAGAGGTGTCGTAGATCGACGCATGGCAGCTGACGCGATGACGGTTCTCGTCTCCGTTCGTGTCGAGCCAAACGAGCTCGTTCCACTGACCCGTGCTCAAGTCGTACTGCCACGTCTTGTTCGCGGCCGGGAAGTTCAACACGTAGAAGAAGTGGCCGCCCATCTGGTAGGTGAAGCCCTGCGCATCGTCCAGAGTGGGATAGCCAGAGATCTCGTTGTCCAGCGCGAACGTCGATATCTTCTGTGCCGTGAACTGGTTCGTCTTGCACACGATGGCGCGGCCCTGTGCGGACTTCGCCAGCCAGAAGAACTCCCCGTCCATCTGTGCGATCGTCGCTGCAGCCATACAGCCGTACTGCATGAACACGCCCGGCATACGCTCCATGGCAAAGTTCGCGTCACCTGCGTTGAACCAAATTTCAGTCGTCGTATCGCCGAACAGGTACAGGTAGCGACGCGATACACCTAGACCAATAAGCTTGTCCGAGTAGCCCGACTTCGACGCGAAATCCGTGGCGTCAAACGCGAGTTGATTGGCCAGCGAGATGTAAAACTGCTGCGTGTTCGGGTTGTTCACGATGAAGAACCCGTCCATGTAATCGACCGTGATGCCCCCCAAGAAGGCAGGATCGGTGATCGTCTCGAGCACATTGGTAGCCAGGGCGATCGAATAACCGTTCGACGAGCCATCGACGATGAGCGCGTAGTTTCCGTTATCCGTCACGGAAACAGGACCGCTTACCGTCCGCAGATCGCCCAGTTTCGTGGCAACCCACGACGACGAAATCACATAGACCGACGACCCGCAGACGCCATACAGACGCCCGTTGGATGCGGCCCAGAGCCCACGCCATCCGCTACCCGTTGTAGGCGTCACAGACAGAAGCAACGTGAGGCCCGGAGTTGGGTAGTACGTGAACGGGAAGGGCGAGCCCTCCGGGTTCTTCTCCGGGTACAAGTTCACGCAGCGCTGAGCCGCAGCGATGATGCTGCGAGCCTCATAGGCGCCGACAGTGAGGGCAAAGCGCGCCATTACGAGATGCCCCCGATGTAGTAGTCCCCATAAATGTTGTATGTGCCGGCAGCTTTTCGGAGCGCCGTCGGCATCTGCAACAGTGGGATCTGCGCGTTCGCCTCTTCGATGATGCGCAGCGATGCTTCAGCCTTCTTCTCGGCGCGCGGATTCTCGGGTAGGCCATACATGACACCCAGTTCCAACACGAGATTCCACAACAATGCCGCGTTGTACTCAGGCGGCAGCGTGATCGTGTCGTTGATCGTCGCGAACTGCTGCAACTGCTGCATCACAGTCAGGAAGATCGTGTACTGGTTGCTCGGAATTGGCCACGGATAGATCGTCCCCATCGGAACGCCCGGATCGTAGTAGATCACCTGCGGGAACGAGTTCAGGTTTTTGATGGAGATACGGTTGTAGTCCTCCATCGCACGCAGGATCGTGAACGGATAGTCCACCGGCAGTGGCGTATTTTGGTTCTGGCGGAAGTACGCCGACTCCAGTTTCGCAGGCCGCGGGATATCGAAGTCGCCACCCGGACCCACCGTGTACGACTGCGCTCCCGTGGCCTGCTTCGATACTGTCACGAGCTGGTAGATCATGTAGCGACGGCGCTGCAACTGCGCCGTCATCATGTTCAGCAGGTTGAACGCATCGTTCATGTCCTCCGCGCTGGGAGTTTGGCCGACACCGACCACGTTCGCGGTTTTAAGCGCGAGCGTGATCAGGTCGGATGGCGTGGTCGGGAGCGGGACTGTCATGATTGGCCCCGATTACCCGCAGACCCACGCATTGCCATTGCAGAACACCGGCACAGTATTCGAGCTGCCGCCCGTTACAGGGCTATTCCACGTCGGGTTGTTGGCGTCTGTGACGAATGCACGCGCACCTTTGAGTGCAGTCGATGCCGCAGGAAGCGATGCAACTGTAAATCCCTGCGATAACGTGACCACGCCCGTGGCGGAAAGAGTCCCAGCCACAGAGGTCGGCGATTGCAGTTTGATTGATCCAGCGCCCTTGGCCGATACATCGATCGAAATGTCCGCAGAGGTTCCGACTGCGCGGATTTGCGTATCAGCAGCGCCAGACGACCCAAGCATCTGAACGGCATTTGCAGTGCTTTGGACGCCAGCGCTTAATACGCCCGATGCCGTGAAGTCTCCCGTATGTGCCCACGAACCGCTACCACTGTTAGAGCTAATTCCGCTGATACCCGCCGCTTGGCCGCCAGTCACAGAAAGTGCCGGCGTAGCCGAGGAGCCAGCATCGTTCTTGAGGCGCAGCGACAGCACGCCACCGACCCATGACACATCAGCCGTTTTGTTGTTCGCCGTGCGCGTCGAATCGTAAAGCGTCAGTGCGGCAGACGTTGGCGATGCGTCCAACGACGGGCCGCTATTCGTGATGCTGGCACTCAGCCCGTTCACGGTGGAGCTTACGCCCTCACCACTGCATGGGCCGAGAATGCTGGCACTCGTCGCGTTCAGGCCAAGGAATGCGCCCGCAGCCGGCGTAGATTGGCCGATGGGCGTGCCATTGATTGTGCCGCCTGTGATGGTCGATCCCGTAACTGTGGCATTCGTTACTGAGCCGCTTACTGCTGCATTGATGGTCGAATTCGAGCCCACCGTGACGCCATCCAGCGCACCGCCAGTGATGCTTACCTTGTCGGAACGTTCGCTGCTCAGAGACTGGTAATCGGTCGGCGCCGTCGTGCCCAGGTCAACGAACGTCGTCGGCGCGAAGTAGTGGCCGCCCTGAACGTAGTAGGTGCCTTTCTGCGTGTTCAGGATGGAGTACGCTGCACTGTTGTTGAAAGTGGCCATCACTCACCCCGCGCTTCTTTGATCATCTGCACGAGCTTCTCTTCGCCCGTGCGGTGATGCGGGTTCAGGCCCAGCGAGCGCGCCTCTTCGAAGAGCGCCTCACGTGCCGGCGCAGGCTCCGGGCCGATCGCCGCAGCTTCCTCGTCGGCGTTGTGGACGATGATCCGCTCGCCGTTCGCCAATTCGACCCACTTCGGGAACTCTCGGTAGACGTATTGGGCGGTGAAATTACGCATGTTCGGATGCATCGCTTCCTCACTCAGTGTTTTAAAAAAGGGCCGGCCGAAACCGGCCCAAGTACTACAGGGAGAGAAAGCGTTACAGGACGTCCGGCACGATGACCGCCCACTCCGGACGGATCGCCGCGTAGCCGTACAGGATGTCCATACGGGTAATGAGGTTGTCGCTCATCACGTCGTACGCGGTGATCATCCGCATTGCCACGCCATCGAACTCCGCGCGGGCCGACTCGACCACGCCCGACGTCGGCATGACCAGATCGGCAGTTGCCAGCGTGAAGGCTTCGGGGTAGTAGGCCAGGTTCTGGCGGTACTTCGAACCAGCGGCCATCACCAGCGAGAT